CTTCACATGGGTATCTTCGGCAACGGGTCCTGCGTGCTCAACACTGGAAACAGGCTCGCAGCTACTATGCAGAGCTCGAACAGCGTCATCGTCTCTTCAGGTGATGTGATCCTGCAGGGGCGCCATATCGTCGTGACCGGCAACAACGAGCTTGCCATCTCGAACGGCTCGCAGGGCATGAAGCGCAGGGACTTCATCGTGATGCGGTACAGGAAGGATGCCGCCACAGGCATCGAGTCGGCAGAGCTCGATGTCATCGAGGGAACATCGGGGTCTGCGTATTCCGACCCGAGGTATACAGCAGGAAACCTCTACAACGGAGATCTTCTCGCAGAGTTCCCGATTTACAAGATAGATATCAACGGCTTGAGCGCAGGCGCGCCCGTCATGCTGTCCGAGCCGGTCATGTCGTCGACCGATCATACCGACGAGTTCGTAAACGACCTGAACAAGAGGAAGGACGACGTCAGGACCGTGGTCATAGACGGAATCGGCTCGACGTTCATCAACAAGATTGCGGCTAACGTGAACACGACGCTCGTTGAGGCGATTGCATCAAAGGCGAACGCGACACTCGCCAAGGCAATCGGAAAGCTCATGTTCCCCGTCGGGTCGAGGTACCTGACGGTCGAGAACACCAATCCGTCTGGACGTTTCGGCGGAACATGGACGCTCGAGGCTACTCGCTACCTTGCGAACGCCGGCCACAGCGACAGCGTGAGCTACATGACCCATGTGTCGAGCAAGGGATGGGAGAAGGATTTCGTCAAGGACGGAAAGACATCAGGTACCACGGGTAAGGCCCTGAGCCTCGAGGCCATCAAGATCAAGCCGACGGCGAGCAGGTCGTACACGAAGGTGTACGTCTGGAAGCGCACGGCATAGGCGGGTCGACTATGAAGATTACAGGACTAACGCGTTATATCTGCGACAGGTGCGGCAATAACGACATCATCGAGCCGGGAAACGATACGGCGCTTCCGTGGTACGTCCACGAAAGGGATGGCTCGATGTTCATGCTCTGCAGCGCGTGCGAGCCGTCGTATGCGTCTTACTCAGAAGCCGAGGCTTCGGCAGATAGCGAGTACGAATCGACGAGGTCGGCGGCGTTCGCCCAGTGGTGGGATTCGTGGAGGCAGGAGCAGGGAGCGGACGACGGGGAAGAGCCTGAACAGTCAGGCGAGGTGCAGAACGATGCCGTTTGATATATCAGATTGGGAAGAGGCTGCGAACCTGACCGATAACGATGCCGTCAATAAGGCAGTATCAGATGCCGAGTCACTCGGCCTGCGCATGTCGGATGCAGAGGTCGGCATCGAAGCGAATGCGGATGCCGTTTCATCGAGGGCGACTATCGGCGAGTTGGTAGGAAGCGCTGCGGATATCATATCGGGATGCTCTTCGGTATACGATGCGCTCGCGGAATATGCGCACCTCGTATCGAGGGTCTACGCATATGCCGAACCGACGTCGATCGATGCGGCGAAGTCGATGCTCGATGATGCATCCTCGTCCCTTGCCGAGGCGGAGTCATCATATGGAATCGCGGGATCGCAACTTGCATCTGCTGCATCTGCTGTCGAATCCGCGTCGACAGATGATGAGCGCGAAGCGGCCCTGTCAGCGTATGCATCGGCAATCGACGCGGTCTCTTCAGCAAGGTCTCTGCTCTCCGATGCGAATGAGGCATATATGGCGGCGCTATCGGAGTTCGTTTCGGTTTGCGCATCGCATGTATCAGTTGCCAACGACCGCATCGTGTCCGCAATTGGCGATGCGTCAAAGACCGCGACGGATTACATGTCGTACACGGCGGGCGGCCTGGAGATAGGGCACGCCCAATCAGACGTCAGGATGCAGCTCACCAACGAGCAGCTGCGCTTCATGGCTGCAGGCGCCGCGATGGCCTCATTCGGACGCGAAAACGAAATCTGGCGAATGCTCATAGACAACGCGTCGATATCAGATTCGCTGTCATTCGGAGGCTTTTCGTGGATCAGGCGCGCCAACGGCAACATGACGCTCAAATGGACGGGGGAATAAGTGGCGACTAGCGTATCTAAGACGGTCACCTACGAGGGGATGGACTACTCGGGGTCCGTCACGACTACCATCAGCGGGAACACGGTGACCGTAAAGTACTCTGTCACGGCTCCGTCGAACTGGATGAAGGTCAAGGTTTGGCTCAACGGCACCGAGTACTGGCTCGTAAGCTCGGTTCCGTGGTCGGGCACCAAGACTTTGACGAAGACGCTCACGATATCCGGGCCCTCAACCATCGGATGCGCGATGGGCATCATACATCCAGACACAGGCGCAAACGTCAAGACAATCATCCACAATACCAACCTGTCGCAGACGCCAGCGAGCTACAAGGTGGCATACAACGCAAATGGCGGCACGGGCGCACCGTCGAGCCAGACGAAATACTATGGAACGGCAATCAAGCTGTCGGCAACCAAGCCGACGCGCACCGGCTACACGTTCGCCAAGTGGACAACCGCCGCGAACGGCACGGGTACCCCGTATGCGCCTGGTGACAGCTACACCGCCAACGCGGCTGCGACACTGTATGCTCAGTGGACCGCCAACAAGTACACGGTCACCTACGATGCCAACGGCGGCACCGGGGCGCCTGCAGCCCAGACAAAGACCTACGGCCAGTCGATGATAATCACGTCTACCGAGCCGACGCGCGCGAGGTACAGGTTCCTTGGTTGGGCAGAGAGCAAGACGGCAGCATCTGCGCAGTACTCTGCAGGCGGGACCTACAGCAAGGCCATCACGTCGAACGTGACCCTCTACGCCGTCTGGGAGCTGGCATACCAGCCGCCCGTGGTGTCGAAGGTGACGGCGGTACGCTGCGATGCGGACGGCAATGACGCAGACGACGGCACGTATGCCCGCGTGTCGGCTGTATGGAGCGTCGATACGGTGTACGACGCATCGAACGTCGGCACGGTAGTAGGCGGGTACGCTGCGCAGGGATCTGAGGAGTCGACCGAGTTTTCCATGGCGCCCAACGGCACCGCGTCGGGCACAGCAACGGCGATCGTGCCGAACATGTCCGCGGACGTTCAGTACCTGATTACCGCCACCGCGTCGGACGCGGTCGAGATAGGCGGCATCAGGTACACGGGAGAGCGCTCGACCGTGCTCACCAAGGCTGCATTCGTGCTCGATTTCCATTCAGGAGGGCGCGGCATCGGCATCGGATGCGCGGCCCCCGATGAGGGACTCTCGGTCGGATACGAAACAGAGTTCTTGTGCCAGGATATCAAGAGGTTTTATTCCGGCGGTCAGGTCAGGGAGTTCCTGAAGCGCGCCGACTTCGATTCGAGGCGGGGTGTCGTACCGAGCGCGACTCAGTACCTCGCATCGGAATACATGCGCGACTGCAACGACGAGAGCGCAGCATACGACCAGGTTTACCTGAATACGTCGGGTAACCTGTGGAGGTCGATAGGCGTCGGCAGGAGCGATTCGGACGGAGCGAACAGGGTTACCAATTCGGTCAATCTCGGAATCGACAAGGACGGAAACAGGCTCATATCGGTATCTGATGCCGAGAAATGGCTGTCGGCTATCGGTGCTGCTGCTGAATCGCATAACCATAGCGCAGCTGATATCACGAGCGGGACGCTGCCGATATCGAGAGGCGGAACCGGTCAGACGAGCAAGCTCGCGGCATACAAGGCCCTGGGCGGCTGGACTAAGGTTGCCGGCATCACGGGCACCAACAGCGCGACCATCGACCTCAGCGGCTACTATGAGGTCATGATCGTCGGATGGTACTCGACCACGTACATCGGAAGCGCTAACTTCATGGTCGCGAATTTCGGAACGACTCAGAAAGAGGTCTACCTAGGCGGCGGATATTACTCTTCAGGTGCGAGAAGGTGCGCGGTCAAGCTTTCGACGACGAAGATAACGGGAGTCTGTATGAACATCGACTCGAGTAGCGTCACCGGAAACTGGAACCTCTACGCGAGATAGGCGGTATCGAAATGTACAAATTGCTCGTCGACGATGCGGGACGCGCGCTCGGCCTGTCGCTCATCGGGTTCGATGATGTGCGTGACGGCTGCAGGACAATCGAGCTCGACGGCGATATGCCAGAGTTCTCAGAACCGCTCGATTGGCATGTTTTCGATGGGTCTGGATACGTGCTCGACCCGCTGCCTGAAGAAGACGTGCCGACTGAGACGCAGCCGACGAACGAGGAGATCATGGATGCCGTCATCGAGCTTGCAGGAATCGTCGCAGGAATGATGGAAGGAGCCTAAATGGCTAAGCTGTATGCAATCGCAATCAGAGACGGGAAGATGACCATCGACGAGGTGCCGCTTCTCTGGCGCGCCGCTACCCGTCGGACCTACCTCGCGAAATACGGTGAGGAGCTGTGATGGACGTAGCGTCGGTTGCCGCGACGGCAACTATCACGGCAATCTGCGGCGGCATCGTCGGTGCCATCGTGTCGGCGCTTGTTGCAGGCATCAAGAGCGCGGGCAATGGTGCCGCGAAGCGCGATAAGGCCATGGCAGACGGCATGAGCGCGCTTTTATGGAGGGAACTCAAGAACATCCATGAAGCATCCGTGCATCATGGCGGCATGACTCTCGAAGAGCGCCGTCAGCTTGAATACGTGTATGCGGCATATAGCGGCCTCGGCTACAACGGCACAGGTAAAAGGCTTTTCGAGGAGAGCATGGACATGCCGATTCTGTAGGCCCTGGCGCGAAGCCCCGGGAATGGCGTAGAATGGAGGTGCAGAAATGGAGGAAACCAAATCTGCACATCGGCCACCGGGGGAGTCGGAAATCCGGTGGCTTTTTTTCTGCCAAGAATCACTAAAACAAATCGCAAGTCACTGAAAGAGGCACATGTTTTCGAGTGAGCCTCTAAGTGACTGCGTTCGAACCGTTTAGAACGGAGGCACCATGAATACCAACTGGAGAACGAGGATTAAGAACAAGATTTTCTGGCTTACTATCGTACCCGCTCTTCTCATCGTCGTGCAGGCAGTTGCTGCACCATTCGGCTACACGATCGATATCGAGTACCTCGGTGTCCAGTGGGTTGCCGTGGTCAATGCCGTTTTCGGCGTGTTGTCAGTTGTCGGAATCGTCAACGACCCAAACACCTTCGGTCTCGGTGATTCGAGCCGCGTCATGGAATATGACGAACCAGTGAAGGAGTAGGCCATGGCGCTCAACGGAATTGACATCTCGAGCTGGCAGGCAGGTATCGACCTTTCTGTCGTTCCTTGCGACTTCGTAATCATCAAGGCAACGCAGGGCACGGGGTACACGAACCCCGACTACGCGAGGGCATACGCTCAAGCCAAGGCTGCTGGCAAGTGCCTGGGCGTGTACCACTACGCCGAAGGCGGCAGCCCGACCGCAGAAGCGGACTATTTCATCAAGCAGGTGGGAAGCCGCATCGGCGAGTGCATCCTGGTTCTCGACTGGGAAGGTGAGCAGAACCCCGCGTTCGGCGTGAACGACTACGCGTGGTGCAAAGCATGGCTCGACCATGTAGCAAGCAAGACAGGCGTAAAGCCCATGCTCTACGTTTCCCAGTCGACCATGGGCATGTTCTCGGGCATCGGTGATTACGCGCTCTGGGTAGCACAGTACGCCGACATGAATCCGACGGGGTACCAGGCGACTCCATGGAACGAGGGCGCATACGACTGCGCGATGCGGCAGTACTCTTCTTGCGGCAGGCTAGCTGGGTATGCAGGGAACTTGGATTTAAACAAGTTCTACGGCGATAGGGAATCCTGGAGCAGGTATGCAGGCAAGGGCAACGCGACGGATATCGGAGCGCAAGTCAATTCGAGCGGTATGTACTACCGCGCTCATTGCTCGAATATCGGATGGCTCGATAGCGTCAGGGATGGACAGACTGCTGGAACTACCGGACGCGGGATTGCCATGGAGGCATTCAAGATCACCCCGCCAGAAGGAATGGTCATCGACGTTAAGGCCCATATCCAGGATGTCGGATGGAAGACCTACAGCGGAGTCAAACGCGGCAAGTCGAGCGGGGAGGGGAGCAGCAAGAACGACCCGATCATCGGCTCTGTCGGCAGGGCTCGGAGGCTCGAGGCATTCGAGTTGTGCATTGCCGAGAACCCGAAGAACCTCAAGGTCAGCTACCGCGCGCATATCCAGGATTACGGGTGGACCGGATGGGTTCCGGCAGGGTACGCGGTCGGCACGGTCGGTTGCGGTCTCGCAATCGAGGCCGTCCAGATCAAGGCGGTGTAGCCATGTGGACAGCTGAGCAGATAGCAGCGATCGCGGAATGCGCGCGCAAGGTGATGCGTGGAATGCCGATTGAGCTCGTGCCCGAGGAGTACCGCAGGGCGGTGGAGGCTCTGGTGCTGTAGCAGGCGCAGGCAGAGATGCGCTGTATGCCCGGCAACTTTCCACTGCCGTGAGAAAGCCGCCCTACGTGGCGGCTTTCTCGTGTCGTCATGTGTCCTTGAGCGTTCGAAGCATCGGTTTTCCCGCGGTCAAGGCATCAGCGATTCGGCATCTCCATGATGACTGCATGAGGTTGTATATGGATTAAAACTGTGCAACAATCAAGCCCTGACAGAGAATGTGCCACTTCCGTCCACAACCTCCTGTCATCTATAGCAATCCCCTAGAAGTAGATCTCCCGTTATCAGGGATGTTTCAAAACTAGGGGATTTTAATGCCTGTTAGAGCAACCTCGAAGGATCTTATGTCGAAGAACCGTGAAACCGTAATGACCGGGAAGAAAACGGCGATACTCGTCGACGGTGCATTTTATCGCAGAAGGGCATACCACCTGTTCGGTGGAGAAAAAGAGCCTGCGGACAGGGCCAACGAACTGATCGAGTATTGCTCAAGGCATTTGATATCCAATGGGTACAGAAACGATCTGTACCGTATTTTCTATTACGACTGCCCTCCGTTGTCGGGAAATATCTACCATCCACTCAAGATGAAGCCTATCAACATGAGCAAAACGCCCGTTTACAAATGGTCGTGCGAGTTCCTGTCAGAACTGACGAAGAAGCGGAAGCTTGCTCTTCGAATGGGGGTGCTTCAGGAATCCGAATCTGGATACAGGATCAAGGACAAAACGGTCAATAAGCTGTGCCGTGGCGAGATGAGCGTAAGCGACCTATCCGATTCCGACTTCGAGCCTAACTTCGTCCAGAAAGGCGTTGATATGCGAATCGGGATCGACATCGTGACTATAGCGACCAAGCGCCAGGCTGACCAGATAATCCTTATTGCTGGAGATAGCGACTTCGTGCCTGCGGCGAAATACGCAAGACGCGAAGGGATAGACTTCGTGCTTGATCCGATGTGGCAGCGTATCAAGCCGGAGCTGAACGAGCACATCGACGGCTTGAGGACTTGCACAAGCAGCTGTCCATCGCCGCTTGCCGAGCCTCTCCATATCGATTACGGATCATGCAATAGTCGATAG